CGGTCACGGCGAGGGTCGTCGTGTGCAAATAGTGACGCCCGCCGGCCTGGAAGGAAAAGAACCGCCCCGCCGGGATGGTCTGGCCGGCGCTCAGTCCGGAGATATTCAGGCGGGCCCCCGCCTGGCCGGCCCCGTTGACGACCGGGGATCCGCCGATCACCGACCAGATCTCGGCCTGGGGCCAGGCCAGGGTCAGGGTGTCGTTCTCCGCCCGGGCCTTCATGCGCGCCGCCAGGAAGGTCGCGGCGTCCACGGGCTCGAGGGGCGGAAGCACGACGTCCACGGCGAACCGCGCGCCCAGCCGCTGGATGGTCTGGACCGGGCCGCCCAGGATCGGGGTCAGCACCGACTGGTAGTCCACCAGGCGGGCCGAGACCTGGGCCAGGTCCGGCAGGGAAGGAAGCGAAACGCTCATCGGCCCAGCCTGCCCCTTGCTCGCGCGTACATGGTGGACTGGGCCTGGGCCGAGCCGCGGGCGGCGCCCTCGGCAGCGGCCCGGGCCCCGACCTGGTCGGCATAGGACCGGAAGCTGGCGATCAGATCTTCGGTCACGACTGCGCCGGTGAAGTCGGCGGTGATCACGACCGGCCCGGCCGAGGCCCGGGGCCGGATATCGGCCAGGCCGTGCGGCGTGACGGTCGAGCCCCGGGGCAGGTTGACCAGCTCGGGCCCGCGCTCGCCGACCATGGCCATCCCGCCCGGGGCGAAGTTGGTCCCGGTCGCGAAACTTCCGGTCAGGAGGTTCAGGGCGGTCTTGACCCAGTTGGAGCCCGTTCCGCTTCCGGCGTCGGCCACGGCATTGGCCAGGGTCTGGGAGACCCCGTCCAGAAGGGCCCGCATCAGCTCGGCCTTCAGGTAGTCCACCACCCCGGGCACGCCGCCGTAGAATCCGGCCTCCAGGCCCGTCCGGACCCCGTCGTACAGGGACTGATAGGTCGCATCGCGCGCGCCCTGGAGCTGTTCGTCCAGGGTCGCCACGAAGTCGCCCGAGACGTCCAGGGTGGACCGCAGCTCGTTCGACCGCTTTTCGACGCCCTGCCAGTAGTCCAGGGCCGCCAGGATCTCGAGGACCTCGGGGTCGAAGACCTCGACGGCGCGGATCGGCTGGGGCCGGCTCGAGGCCGCGGACCGGGCCCGGGCGCTGCGCCCTGCCCCGCCCGATCGCCGGACGCCCGTCATGCCCTCCAGCAGGGCCTCGCCCGAGGTTGGGATCGAGGGGCTGGACGCGGGCGCGGAAGCCGGGGTCGAGGCCCTGCGCCCGCCGATCTGGTCCAGCAAGCCCGCCAGGATCGGGTTCGCCATCCGCAGGGTACTCTGCAGGGACTCGCCGACCCGCCGGCCGTAATCGCCCTTCATCATTTCGGCGACCCGCCCGAACATCCGGGACAGGCCTGAGGCGAACTCCATCAGGTTCACCAGGACCGGCCCGAGGTCGACCAGGGCCGACTTCACCTGGATCCCGATCACCTGGCTGAGGGTCTCGAATTGGTCGTTGATCTGGGCGCCGCGCTGGACCAGGTCCTCGTCCATGACCACGCCGACCGCCCGGGCTTCCTCGCGCAGGCGCTCCATCTCATCGACGCCCGCCGTGATCAGGGGCTTCATGGTGTCCAGGCCCAGGAGGGAGATCAGGGCGTCCCGGCGGGGGTTGCTCTCGATCTCGGCCAGCTTCAGCGTGACCGCGTTCAGGGCCTCCTCCGACGTGCGGAAGGCGGCGATCTGTTCCTGGGTGAAGCCCAGCAGCAGGAAGGCCCGCTGGGACTTGGCCAGGCCCTCTTGGGCCTTGCCGAGGGTGATCGAGAACGCGGCCAGGGCCTGGTCGGCCCCCTTCTCTTCCCCGCCCGCCAGGCGCAGGGCGTAGCGGTATTCCTGCAGGGCGGTCGTGGTGATGTGAATCTTGTTGGCCGTGTCGGCCAGCTCGTCGGCGTACTGGGCCGCCGCTAGGGCGCCCATCAGGGCCGCGCTGAAGACCCCGATCCCTGCCCCCGCCGCCAGGCCCGCCGGGCCGAGGGCCTCGAGGGCCCCGCCGAAGACGCCCAGCCGGTTGGCGCCAGCGTCGAGCGCCCGCTGGCGGGCATCGCTGACAATGTTGTCCAGGCCCCGGCCGATGTTGGGATTGCCGAGGGCGTTCTCCATCCGCCCGCCGGACTTTTCCATGTCGGCGGCGGCGGCCCGGACCCGGGCCTCGGCCTTCTTCAGGGTCGTCTCCAGCGACTTGATGTTCGCGTCGATGGAAAGCAGCAGGGCGTGTTCGTCGCTTCTGGCCATCGGCCGTCACCCCCTGGGGAACATTTCTCGGATCAGCTTCCGGGCAGGGCGGAGGATGCGGGCGCGGAGACCTCGCCGGCGGGATCGATAGGTCGGCCAGAAGAAGGGCTGGGCGGCGACCCGCCGGCCATCCTCGGTGTTGTGGCCGAACTCGACATAGCTGCCGTAGTACCGGCCCTTCTTGTCCTGGGCCTTGACGATGATCCGCCAGGCCGCGGGGCGACCCTGGACGGGATAGGCCGAGACGCTGTCGCGCAGCTCGCCGGGGCGGGCCTCAAAGTCCGAAACGGGCGCGGCCCGCTGGATGGCCGCGACCATGTCGTCGACCTCTTTCTTCAGCTCGGTCTCGACTGCGTCGCGGATCTCGGCGGAAAAGCTGTTCCACCGCGCCATGCGCTTTTCGAGGTTGGTCATCTTGGCCATCAGCTAACCCCCCGTTCGACCGCTTGGCGGAACTCGTCGTCGCTGGGAGCATCTGGGCCCTTGGCCGGGAGATTGGCCGCCTGCCAGCCCTTCCAGGCGGCGGCGAACTGGTAGGGCTCCCAGGTGTCGATGTCGGCGGGCGAGTAGCCCATGGCCCCGGCCGCACGGTACAGATCCGTGAAGCGGGTCTTGCCGTTCGGCAGCGGCGGCGGACCCTTTAGGTCCCCGCCGCCTCGGCCTCCCCCGGGGTTTCGGGCTCCAGCTCGTCTGGCAGGCCGGTGATCGCCTGCAGGACAATTCCCAGGGCAAGCGGGGCGAAGACCAGCAGCGGGCCCTCCCCGGCGGCGATCGCCTCGTCAAAGACCAGCTTGACCAGGGCGCCGGCCTCGGTCGAGGTCCGGCCGCCGCCGATCAGGCCGTAGAGGATCGGGGCCCGGACGTCGTCCAGGCGGGCCCGGCCGAGGGCGCCCCGCGAAATGGCGGCCAGGAGCCCGCCCGCCTGCGCCGCCGCCCCCGCCTCGACCAGGGACGCCAGGGGCGCGATCCGGGCGGCGATCTCGCCCAGGCCGGCGTCGCAGGCCTTCTCGACGTCGCGCCACTCGCCGACACGAAGCCGGAAGGCCTGTTCCTCGGTTCCGAACTGGTGACGGATCACGGCGTGGCCGCGGCCCAGGTGAAGGTCCCGGCGGGCACCAGGGTCAGGGTGACCTCCTGGTAATCGCCGCGGTCGCCGGTGATGGCGAAGTCCTTCAGCAGCAGCTTGCCGGTGCCGGTCCAGCCGCCGTTCACGGCCGTTTCCGACTGGGTGATCTTGGCGTTCTTGGCGACCGCCGCGTTCAGCCACTGGATGTACGCCAGGACCGAGGTCTTATCGACCTTGCCGGCCCCGGTGACGCTGAAGTCGATCGACTTGGCCTTCCGGACAATCTTCGCCGGGGTCGAGGGCGAGGCGCAGTCCGGGACTTCGGTCTCGGTCATGTTGGTGACAAAGGTGATCCCGCGCGTGGTGTTGATCAGGCAGGGGTGCGTGAAGACTTCGGGCGAGGCGCCGTCCCCGATCAGGATCAGCAGCTTTTCGCCTTCGATGATGCCGACGTCGGCCATAAGAGTTTCTCCAGGGTCAGGGATTGGCCACGGGGGCCAGGCGGTAACGGAAGGTCACGACCGAGTGGCTGGTCAGGCCGTCGGGGTCGGTCAGGTGCTGGGGGCCGGTCTCGACCTCGTGGCCGATCACGCCGAACCCGGCGACGGTCAGCTTGACGTCCAGGGCCAGGCAGACGGCCGCCATGATCGTCTTCGCCTCGACCTTGCCGACCTTCCGGCTCCAGACGTGGACCGTCACGAAGATCGAGCTGGCGTCGTGGCAGGCGTCGGCCTCTGAGGTGACCTGGTCCTCGCCGATCGCGAGGTAGGGAAAGGCGGCAGTCACCCGGCCGGCGGCGTCAACAGGCACCCGGTCGTAGATTCGGGGCTCGGCCCCGAAGGCAGTCGCCAGGGCGGCGGATCCGGTCAGGGCGGCGAAGACCGCCGCCTGGACAGGAAGGCTGGGGTCCTTCATTCGGCGGACCCTTCCTCGAGCTGCATCAGGACCCAGCGGCGGTCGCCGTCCAGGTCGCCGGTCCAGCGGATATTCCAGACCCGCTCAGGGTCGCGGACGTCGACCACGCGGTCGTCGGGGCCGACGCTGCGGGTCAGGGCCGAGGACTGGACCCAGAGGTCCCAGCTGGCCTTGCCCTGCAGCCGGCCGGCGATCACGGTCTCGCCGCCCCGGGTCGGCCTCAGGTCGGCCCGGGTCTCGCCCAGGGCCCGCCAGTCGCCCTCGAAATTGCCGAAGCCGTCGGCCAGGTCCTGGCGGCGCTCAAACCGGACGCGGTCGCGCAGGTCGAAGCTCTTCACCTCAGGCGGTCCAGTAGGGGTCCGCCGCCAGCTGGTCGGCCTCGGCCCGCGACGGGGCGCGGATCACCTGGCCGGCCTCGGCAGCGATTGCCGCAGCGCCCGCCTCGGCGGTCACGTTGCAGCGCATCCCGGCCTTGTAGGCCACCAGCCAGGTCGCACCCGGGGGCGACCAGTCGAAGTCGGCGGTGAAGGCGATCCACATGGGGCGCTATCCGATCAGGAAGGGGGACTTGCGGGCGAGGATGGCGGCGACCCCCAGCGGGATCTCCGGGACCTGGCCGGGGGCCGTGGCGGAAGGGTTGGCGTACCAGTGCGCGGCCAGCATCAGGACCGCGCGTTTCAGGCCCGGATCCGGGGTCGCCGGGCCCGCCGTGAAGGTCACCTTGACCGCCCCGACCAGGTCGGCCGTGTCGGGCCAGTCCTTGTCCAGGGCGGGGGTGATCCGGGCCGGCCGGGAGTCCAGGTCCACCCGGACGTTCGTCAGGTTCAGGGTCTGGGTCGCGCCGGCCGTGTCCAGGTAGGTGATCCCGGTCACGGCCGTGACGGGCCCCAGCGGGATCGAGATCACCTGGTCGTCGGGAAAGGCGTCCAGGCTGAGAAGCCAGGTCGAGGGACCGAGGGCGAGGCCGATGCCCTCCGGGCCCTCGATGTGGCCCTGGCCCGCGCTGATCAGGGCGCCGAAGAGGTCGTCGTCGTCGTCGAAGTCCACCCGCAGGTGCGACTTCAGCTCGGCGACGGTGACAATCGCCGCAGACGGCGCGGTCCAGGTGAGCCGGGTCCAGGAGGGGGTCATTCGGGGGTCTTCGCCTTGCGGGTCTTGGCCGCAGCGGCGGGGGCGGTCTCGAGGCGCTCGGCCTCGCCGGCGGCGACCAGCTGCAGGGCGCGGGCCTCCGGAAGGTCGCAGACCTCGCCACAGACCAGGTCGGACGGCCCAGGCGGTACCCAGAGGATACGGACTTGCATGGCGGTCGCCTATCAGAAGGGGGGGAAGAAACGGGGACGGGCGAACCCGCCCCCGCCATTCGGCTGGGCGCAAGGCCCTGCCCTTAGGTCGCCGAGTTGGCGTAGTGCTTCACGGCGCCGCCGACATCGACGAACTGGCCGCCAGAACGCATCCAGGCGAGGAAGCCCACCTGGCCGAGCTTGGTGTAGGCGCTGTCCGTAAAGCGGAAGAGGCTCACGTTCATGACGTCGCGGATCTTGTAGAACGAGAAGTCGCCAAACAGGATGGACTTGGCGTTCGCGGCCATCACAGGAACGTCCTGGTTGATCACAACCGGGCTTCCGAGAAGGGTGTCGGGAGCGCCAGAGCCGGCGACATCGTAGCCCGGGACGAAGATCGGGCGCCCGGCGGTATCCTTGATCTTGCGGATGACCCGGATGGACGCGTCGTTCAGCATGAACTTCGCCCGCCCACTGGCGCGGTAGGCCGGGTCCACGGAGTGCTGCAGGTCGACCAGGTCGTCGTAGGTGACGGTCAGGGTCTGGCCCGTGGTTCCGGTCTTGCCGGCCGTGGAGGCGGTCACGATGCCGTTCGGCTGACCCGAGCCGGTTCCCGTCGTGAAGTGGAGGTTCGTCACCCGGGCAAGACGCTCGGCCAGTTGCAGACGGACGTAGGCTTCGACGTCGATGCTGGAGTCCTGCAGCAGCTCAAAGGGGACGGTCACGATCTTCGAGCTGTACTTGTAGGTACTCAGGGTCTTCACGCCGAAGACAATGTCCTGCGACGTCGCCGTCGTGTTTTCGCCGATCAGCTCGCCCATGACGGAGGTGCCATCGGTCGTCGGGAAGTTGATGGGCCCTCCCTGCGAGGTCTGGATGACCTCCGCGACGTCCCGCATCCCGCCGAAGGCCTTCATGGCCGAAAGCAGGGAGGTCGCCACCTCGGTCGGGACCGTGAAGCCGCCTTCCGAGGCGGTCGTGGTCGACATGGTGTTGCGGATGCCCCAGTCGGCGGCGTTCATGGCGTTGTCGCCGCCTTTGAGCCACCTCTGGTAGAGCTCGCGATAGTCTCCGCCGCTGTTGTGAACGGCGCGGTAGGTCGCGTCGCGGACCTGGTCGCCGAGGGCGTCAGAGGCGACGCGCTCGTTCAGGGCCGAGATCCGGCCGATCTGGGCGTCGATCGCGTCAATCTGCGCGATGTTGGCGTCGTAGACGGTCTGGTCCTCAGGGGTCCAGGCCTTGCCCGACTCCATGCGGGCGTTGAGCTCTTTGGCAAGGGCGCCCCGCTGTTCGCGGAGGTCCTGAATCGATCGGGTCATTAGGGGGTCCTTCGGGTGATAGCCGGGTATCTCCCGGCGGGATGTCTGCTCGCGCGGGGGGCGCTTAGGCAGGGGTGTAAAGCAGCCGGACCGCCAGGCGGCGCTTCCGGTGCTCGATCTCGATCTGGGGGTCGGCCTCGGCCTGGACAGGCTCGGGCGCGGGGGCGAGCTGGGCCGCGACGGGCGCAGGCGCAGGGGCGTTGTCGTAGACGCCGAGATCCCAAGCGGCCTGGGCGGCGGAGGGCTGGGCCTCGGCGACCCGGTCGGCCAGGCCGGCGGCCACGGCCTCGGCGGGGGTGTACCAGGTTTCTGCAGCCATGGCGGCGGCCCAGGCCTCGGTCTCGCCGCCGGCCTTCGCCTGGTAGGTCTCGACGATCGAGGCGTCGATCTTCTCCAGCAGGGCGGCGGTCGAAAGGAAGTCGCCCTTGTTGCCGAGGGCGATCGTCCAGGCCTCATGGATCATCATCATCGAACCGGGGGCCATGACGGTCTCGGCTGCGCTCACGGCCAGCAGGCTGGCGGCCGAGGCGGCCACGCCGTCGACATAGGCCGTCACCTTGCCGGGGTGCTCGCGCATGGCCTGCGCCATGGCCCGGGCGGCGAAGACGTCGCCGCCGGGGCTGTTGATCCGCAGCTCCACGTCGCCGGTCATGGCGCGCAGCTCCCGGGCGAAGGCCTCGGCGGAGACGCCGCCCAGCCAGGCCGCGTCCGCGTCCGAGGACACGATCACGTCGTAAACCGCGAGGCGGTTGCCCTCCGCACGGAAGGACCCCCGGCCGCGGTTCGCCTGGATCAGTCGGTGAAGCTGGCGCATTTCAGGCGGCTCCGTCAGTTTCAGGATCCGGCGCGGATGCCGGCGAAGGTTCGGGATCGGCCGGCGGGGGCGCGGCCAGGGCGGGGAAGGGTGTCGCCGGCTGGCGCTGCAGGCTCAGGCGCTCGCGCACCTCTTCGACCGTCATGATCGGGGACTCCCCGGCCCGCCCCAGGGCAATCCGGAAGCCTTCCAGGAGGGTCTTGAAGTCGGCCCGCTCCAGCTCGGTCGTGTCGAAGGCCAGGACCTTTCGCGAGGACCGGATCAGCTTCCGGTTCAGCTCGGTCTCGATCTTGTTGAGGTGCTGGCGCAGGGTGTAGCGGACGAAGCCGACGCCCATGGCCTCGACGCCCGAGCCCCAGCTGGTGGTCTTTTCGTTGTGCCCGATCATGAAGGGCGGGACCCCGAAGATCCGGGCAATTTCCTCGACCGCGAACTTCCGGGACTCCAGCAGCTGCATTTCGTCGGCCGGGATCGACAGGGGCGCGGTCTTCAGCCCGTTCGTCAGCAACATCGGCTTGCGGCTGTTCTCGACCCCGCCGTGGCGCTCGTTGATCTGCTCCCGCAGCTGGGCGATCGCCTCGGGGCTCAGCCCCTGGTCGGTCGTCAGCACATAGTCCGGGCGCGCCCCGTTGCTGAAGAACCGGGCGCTATATTCCTGCATGGCCGAGGCGACCGGGGCCGCCAGGCGCAGGGCCGTCCGCAGCGGACTCAGGCCCGTCAGGCCGTCGAACCCGAACCCGGGGACGTGGATCACGTCGTCCTGGTCGAGGACTTCCCGGCCGCCCGCGGTCGGGGCCGGCAGGGCGGGGTCGGCCTCGACCACATAGACCAGGCGCGCGCCGCCAGGCATGGCGACGGGCGTCACCCGGTCATAGGCCAGGGGCTCCAGGCCGGTGACCTCGCCCACCCGGTTGCGCCGGATCCGCAGGAAGGCGTCGCCCCGCAGCAGCAGGGACAGGCCCAGGTGCTCCCACCCGGCCGCCGCATTCCAGCGCGGGGTCATTTCCTCATTGAGGATCCACCAGAAGTTATCGCTCGGCAGGCGCTCGCGCTCGCCGTCCGACGACCGCGAATAGACCTGGACCGGCAGGGACGCGATCGTCCCGGAGATCAGGTTCGCGGCCGCATAGACCGCCGAGACCGCCAGGGCACCGCGCTCGGTCAGGGGCGGCAGGCCGCCCAGGTTGAGGGTCTCCCCGAAGATCGAGGGGCTGAATAGATAGCCCTGGTTCCGCACGGGGGGCGGGGCAAACCAGGCCTTCAGGGTTTCGATCAGGCTGGCCATCAGAGGAAATGAATCTCCGGGGCCCGCTGGGCCTGTGGGTTTCGGCTCATCAGGATGACCGCGTTGAACGCCGCCATCAGCGGGTCGATCTTGGCCTTGCCGGCCGCTTGTTTCGTGATCAGGATCGCGTTCCCGCGTTGCTCGACCTTGGCGTTGCCGACCGCCCAGGCCATGAGCCCCTGGCCGCAATGGCGCAGGGTTCCGTCGGCCAGCTTGCGTTCGGCCCCCCAGATCGCCGCGGACAGGCGATAGCCCTGGGGCACGGCGACGACCTGGTCGCCGTCCACGCCCCGGGCCGCCAGGGCGTCCACCAGGGCCGAGACCCCTTGCGGGTCCAGGCCGACACCTGCCGCGGGGGGCAGGAGGCCGGCCTTCGCCACCCGCTCGACCAGGTTGGCCACGTCCTCGAGATCCTGGGTCGGGGCCTGGCAGATGGTGAGGTCGCCCTCATCCGCCAGTTGCTCCAGAAGGGGGACGATCTCTTTTCGGCGCTCGAGCACGGCCGGGTGGGCCCAGGCGTGCGACCACAGAAGCCAGTCGTCCGTCTCCCGGTCCCGGCCAAGAATGGCCAGGCCCAGGAGGTCGTCCAGGCCGCCGCCGTCGATCCCGACGACCGCCACGTCCGACCGCTTCATGAGGTCGTCGAGGCCGGTCAGGTTCGGGTCCGTCGCCGCCAGCCAATAATCGGCCCCGGCCCAGCGGTCGGTCTTCAGGGCCAGGCCGACTTCGACGTTGAAGTGTTGGCTGGCCAGGAGGGCCAGCTCTTGCCGGCCCGTCCGCTCGGCGGCGATCAGGGCGTTCTGCAGAAACTGAATATCGACGCTGCGGCCGAGGTTCGGATTGACCCGACCCCAGACCTCAGGGCGCCGCCAGCCGTCGTTGGCCTGTTCCGCCTCGGGCAGCTCGTACAGGACCGCCAGGCGGGGCAGGTCCAGCAGGCCGTCCCGCACCTCCCGGGCGATCGTCAGCTCGGACCGGAAGACCCCGCTCGGCGGCGTCTTGGATTGGGTGGTGATCTGGATCAGGAAGCCGTCGGGCCTCGCCGCCAGGGCGCCCCGGATTTCCACGAAAATGTCGGCGGCATTGCTGCGGGTGGCGAAGACGTGGGTCTCGTCGATCAGGATCCCCGTCGACTTCGACCCGGTGATGACGTCGGTATCGGCCGCCTTGATCTTCAGCTCGGCCCCGGTCGCCCGGTGCACAATGGTCTTCACGTGCCCGCGCAGGTGGAAGAGCTTCAGCAGCTCGGGGTCGGCCTCGATGATCCCCTCGGCCTGGCTATAGCTGATCCCGGCGATTTCCTTGGTCGGGGCAATCAGCAGGTATTCGGCGTTCGGCCGGCGGTTGACGATCATCGCCGTGACCATGATCGCGGCGGCGTAGGACGACTTTCCGTTCTTCTTGGGGACCAGGAGGAAAAGCTCCTGGACCATGCGGCGGTTCACCTCGGCGTCGTAGGACCCGAAGAGGGTCGCCACGATCTGACGGATCCAGTCGCCGGCCGCCTCGGCCATGGGTGGCTGGCCGATCACGTCGGGCAGTCTCAGCCGGTCGAAGACCCGCAGGGCCTTGTCGCGCTCGGCCGGGAAGAGGGGAAGGTCCGGGACCAGGCTGGCCCCGGACATGATCCGGGCCTCCCAGTCGGGGACCGCAGTCCGCCAGGCGTTCACTGGATGGTCGCGGCCGGGGCTTCAGGGGCCAGGAGGTCATTGCCCCAGTCCGTCCCCTGCCCGGCCGTGGTCGCCGCCAGCTGGGCCGCTTCCTTCTTGCCGGTCGGCGTCGCCAGGGGCGTGGCGCCGGTCTGCCTGGCGGCGGGCCGGCTCGCGTTGACGAAGGCCTCGGCGTCACCCTTCGGGAACTCGTCCCGGATGAACTTGGCCGCGGAGACGTTGCCCTCCAGGGCCTTCTTCCACATGGCCTCGACCAGGACCCGCCGGGCGATCTGCGCGCCCTGGGACAGCTCCCGAAAATAATAGCGCCGCAGGGTCGGCTCCGACAGGCCGATGGCCGAGGCGACTTCCTCGACCGTCGCGCCCGTCGCCCTCATAACCCCAATCTTTTCCGCGACTTGCGGAAGTCTCCGGTGACGCTTGCGCCCGCCGCGGCCCCGGGGCTCGCCCCACGGGTCCCCGAACAGATCGAC